TATCTTGTTAAGGGTGTGTCTAGTGAATGGGCTTCAATTCAATTCAACAGCGACTCTGGAAACAATTATTCTCGCCACAATCTTTCAGGCAATGGAAGCAGCGCAAGCGCTGGAGGGGCTGTGTTAATGATGAGTTTGTCATCAAAGGCGTACACAAGGTTTGAGTATGGGATACCTGTGGTTTGGTTGAACTCAATAGGAGTCTCTGCCAGAGAACCTACAACCTCGTCACGGCTCTTGAAGTTAGCCGTTCCTTCGCTGTCAATATAGAACGCGCCTTGCTCTGTGAACTCTGCGTTCTTGATGGCATTTAAGCCAGAGCGAGTAGTTGCTGGGTCTGCTTGGCAGGTAGTAGATCCTGCAGCAATAGTTCTCATAGATGTGGGGAAGTTCATTTGGTCGAGTATCTTGCCAATGCGCGTGCCAGTTGTTTGCCCTGCCGTAGCGCCGGATACGGTTGAGATGGAGGCTAACTGGAATAGGCGGAAGGCATCTGAGCATTGAATATCTACATAGCCAGTCTCTTGCCCTTGTGGGTAGGTGTAGTTGTAAGCATCTGTGTAGCCTGAGAACAGGAAGTAGCCCACGCCTCCAACGGTTGCCGATACGCGTATCTTGCGAAGTGGCGTGAGATACCCGTAATAAGGGCTAGAAGGGTTCTGTGGGTTGAAATAAGAGTCTGGGTCTAATACTCGTACCGTACAGCTGCCAGCCTCGTAGGTATCGCGCATGATGCTTCTGCCGCGTGTAATGGTGATCTGGCGAACATTAGGAGTGAGGTCAATTACTGGGTCTGGTACTTCTGTAGCAGCAAACTGGCTAACGCCTATAACCCCGTACTTTTCATCGCCAATAGTAAATGGGTAGCCAAAAGTCGCTCCGGATGAGAAATCAAAGGATACTGCTATATTGGCAGGTAGGCTCATTCGTAGATAGACACATTCCGGTTAATCTGAGCAAACGAACCTGAGAGACTTGAGTTTTGTAAACCTAGAGATACTGCGTCAGTTACCTGATCCATGTTGGCAACTGCTCCAGCATTTACATTTATTGTTACGCCAGCCTTCTCATTGACTCTAGCCTGTAGCGCGGCTATTGCATCCATACGGGCTTGGATGTCCGCTATTTGATTACCGGCTATTTTGGCATCTACCTTAGCCTGAGCAGCAGCGATTGTGCTAATACGACTCTGAACATCAGCAACCGTAGCGACTGCAGCCGCTTGGTCAGCCGCTTGGTTTCCGGCTATCTTCATGTTGATGCGATCTTGTAAAGCCAAGATAACATTCATGCGAGATTGGATGCTTGTCATAAGCGCTGCGTTACGAGCTGCCTCGTCATCTGCAGCCTTTTTGCGAGCAGCATCTATCTTGGCTATCCACTTGAGAGCTTCTTCTCCATTACCGTTCTCTATGGCTTGGAGAGCTAATAAGCGGTTCTTTTCGTCATCTGAGACTTTACCCTTGAGTGCTGCAGCCAAGTTAATCTTGGTGATGTCAAAGTTAGCCTGAGCCTTAGCGAGGTTAGCCTTTGCCTTGTCTAGGGCTAACTGCTTCTTCTTCTCGTTTGTAATTTTCTGAGATGTCTTGTATTCATCGCGCAGCTTTTTGAGATAATCCTCAGCAACCTTGATTGCTAACTCGGACTGAATAGATGGGATAGCACCTGTGTAGGCTGGCTTCTTGCCGCCTTGAGGTTGGTTAAGTAGGTCTGCAGCTGCAGCACCTTGCCCTCTAAATGCAAGACCAATAGCACCACCAAAGCGGCTAAAGTTATCTGTGGCGCGGTTGAGCGAAGCACTTAAAGCATCGAGGCGGCGCTCCATCCAAGATAGCCCACCACCTTGCTGACCTGAAAGATTGTCTAGGCTGTTGAGGAGGCTCTTACCTACAGACTCGTTAAAGTCAGCAAAGAGAACATTGAGCTTGTCTATCTTTCCAGCGTAGGTGTCTGCTACAGCGGCAGCCTGACCACCAAAGGCTTTGTTAATCTTTTCCTGAATTTCTAGGAAGCTCATAGCCTTTAACTCAGTTGCGCTAAGTCCTAAGCCGTACTTAGTTATACCTCTGGTCTGCCCTGCGTATGCCTTTGAGAGGTCACCGGCAACGGTGTTGAGATCCACGCCAGAAGCGGCTGAGAGGTCAAGCGCGGTGCGTAAAATCTTTTGTGACTCTACAACAGAGCCAGTAGTAGTTAATAGCTTCTGGAAAGCAGGGCGCAGTTTGTCATCAAGTACGCCGGTTTCCTTCTGGATGTCTGAGATGAACTTCTGGACATTAAGGTCAGAGAAGGCTAAGCCTAGATTGCTGAGTGTGCGAGTAAGAACCTGAGCAGCCTTATCGTCTGCCGCGAAAGCCTTAACTGCACTCTTGGAGAAGGCGAGAACCTTAGCTCCTAAGTAGCCTCCACCAAAGAGGTAACTCACGCTCTTAACGGAGCGCTCGAAGCTCTTTACGCTCTTATCGGCTTCCTTTAAGCCTTTACCTAAGAACTCGGTAAGGATGTTAATCTTTACATTAGCCATTACGCGCCACCTCTATTAAGTTTGTTTGACACCTTTTCAACGGCTTTAATAACTGCAGCGTTAGCCTTGCCGCCGTCCTCAGCCCATGCTCTAAAGATTACGCGACCAGTCAACTTGCGAGTTCCTCGACCTACTAAGCCTTGCTCTCTAGCATTAACAAGCCGTCCAGTAGCGTTAAGGCTATCTACGAATTGCTTACCAGCATTAGGGTTAAGAGATTTGTTATACGCCTTGCCATCTTCACGGTAAGTAGGAGGAGTGAATTTAGTGCGCTGGAAGGCTGGCTGTCCGTTAGGGTTCTTGCGCCCTGCTGTCTCATAGATAGCGCCACCGGCGTTTGAGTTAGCAATGCTTACAAGGGATGTCCAACCATTGCGACTTGGCTTAGATGGCTTAGTGCTTGTCTTGATGCCTCTGATAGCGCTTACTTGATCGTACTTAGGAAAGGCTCTGTACTTGGCTGTATCTTCTGACGAAGCAGAGTTAGTCCAACCTGAAAGCATTTGCCCATTAGAGGGAAGGTAGCCTTTAGCCCTGCCAGTAACAGAAGCAAGAACAGCCCTGATGTTTTTCTTGGTTTCCTTATCAAGCTCTGTTGGAAACTTCTTCATAGCCAGACGAAGCTTAGGAGCGCCGTCTAGACTTACTGACATCTTGCTGCTCCTTCGCTCGGTCTTTCATCGCTTGCAATAAAGCCCTAAACATTCTGGTATCTAGGTCTAATAAAGTTTGAGGCGAAAGTCCAGTCTCGAGGCTCAAGCGAGCCACAAGCATGGTGATGGACTCTCGCTCTAGCCTAAAGGGTCAGACTCTAGAACCTCAACAGCTTTAAGCGTTGAGATAAAGTCCTCACCAAACGGCTTGACCGTTTCACCACTACGGCGGATTGCTTCCCAGCAAAGCCAATAAACATCAGATTGCTTCTGATCTTCAATGAGTGCCTTATGGAAACCTTTGTTCTTAGCTTGCTCAAAGGCGTACTCGATTACTGGAGTAATCTCATAGTCGGTTGTAGAACCGTCAGCCCTTGTTACTTTGAGTTTTGCCATTTTTAGCCCCTATCTATTTATCAGGAAGTTGTTACTACTACTGTACCGGATACATTCCAAGTAACGCTCTGAGTAGATAGATCGCCAACAGCACCGTTGATGTCTGTTGTGTTATTTACCAAAGCGGTGAATGTGTAAAGTGGGTTCGCAGCTGATGTAGCAGCTGAGGTTGTCTTGAGAGTAACAGTTACATTGGTTCCCCATGCAGCCTGTAGAGTCTGTAGGACTTCGCCTGTTGCTGTGTCGTTGAGGAAGTCAATAGTGACTGATGAAGCCTCTAGACCCTTAACGAACTTGTGACCTGAGTCACCCATTGCTGTAACCTCAAGCTCATCGAATGAACGGTTAAGAGTTACGCTTGTAACATGGTCTGATAGATCAACCGCATTAACGGTGACTACACAGCCGTTGTTCATAAATACTGCCATGATTTATTCCTCATCCTTCTTGGTTGCTGGTTTTGGTGCTGGTGCTGCTTGCTGGATTTGTCCGACCTTGATGAGGAAGGCTTCCAGCTCTTTGTCATAATCGGACATGATTAACTCCAACTCGTTAGAACAGATACCTGCATGGAGCAGGTAAGTAAATCGCCTGAGACGGCATTGAGAACGCTTGGTGCGCTCACGCTGCCGACCTTATAGACGATAGAAGATGCTGATAGTTTGTTGAATACAGCAACCACCATATCTTCAATTCCATTGAGGTTTCCCTCGTTGTCTAGCAAAGGTACAAGCATAACAATAGAGAAGTTAGCCATCGGGCTAATGCTGTTGTAAGAGTTGTTGCTTGGCTCTAGGTAAGGATCTGACGGGCTAACAATGACCGAGTTAGCAATAGGCGTGGCAGGAGGAAACGCAAAGGTTGAGTACTTTGTGTCATCTACTAGCGCGTTCGCTATCGTAGTCCGGAGAGTTGTTAGCGCAACAGTCATCAGCCCACCATTGAGCGTGGGTCAAGACCGCCAGCAATTAACAGAGCTCTGATTCTGGCGAGGAGCGTGTTACCCATTCTGTAGGGTGATGGGGCGAAGCCATCAATAGTTACACCACCGCTTGAAGGTGCTTGTCTGCTTTGAAAAATATCAACACTTATCATTAATGCAGCTTCTTGCAAAGCTGGAACAGTTGATGGATCTAAGTAAGTCTCTGCAGCAACTTTGCCAAAAGGATTTACAGGGTGGTATGGCGCAGCGGTGTTATTGTTTCCAGTAATGGCATAAGTGATGCTATCAAAACCAACACCGGTAATTGTTTTAGATCCGTTGTGTTTTGAGCCATTACCTGAGATTGTTACAGTCTGTCCAACATAGAATGTGTCTTGAACGGGAAAGTCAAAGAATAGAGTGCCTGTATTAGTAGTGTTGCTATGTCCAACATTAAAAGAGTCGTTATTCCATAGGAAAGGCAACAACACATTGTCGGCTGCATCGCAGACTTCTTGCAAAGTTGCATCAGCGTATAGAGTGCCGACACCGAGAGCTGTGCGAAGCTCTGCAACTGTTGTAAGAGACATTTGTTTCCTTTCCTAAAGACTGGTGAGGGTAGAAGGGCTCCGCTACCCCCACCAGCGACTTAAGTTTCGCTAATTAAGCGAGGTTGTACTTGCGAACACCCTTACCTGACTTAGCCAAGTAGATTGCGAGGTATCCGTAGAGGTTGATTTCGATTTCGCCTGATGTAAGAACATTAACGCGAAGCTGTGTAGTTGGTGACTCCCATGTGTACACAGATGATGGAGCAACAAGGAACGCTGAGTTATCAACGATGCCTGATGCTGAGATGTTGTGATCTACGATAAGGTCAGTTCCAAGAACTCCACCAACAACAGAAGTAGCAACTGCGTTGCCTGCTGCGTTGTATGTAGCGCCTTGAGCTGTGTAGAGTGGGCGACCTGTTGTGTCAGCATATCCTGTGATTGCTGCCCACTGGTCAGTTGAAGCAACAAGCTTGTTAGCGAAGTCTCCGCCAGTACCCTTGTATGCTGCTGCGCCTTCTACTGAAACGAATGACTGCAAGCCAGCTGCTGTTGCTGCTGTTGTTGCTGCAGTTGTACCGTCAGCAATGAAAGCTGCGAGGAGAGCTGCATCTGTAGCCTTCTCGTATGCCTTGCGAAGCTCAGCCATCATTAGCTCCATGAACGCTGGAGATGAACGATCTACAAGCTCGAATGAAACGCGCTGTAGTCCTGAGAACGTGT